ATGCTTCCACTCTGGCGTTTTTTCTTTTTGGATACGGTTCTGGAGCGGCATGTCACTCGATCAGGAGACATGGCGGGAAATCGCGCGTTTGTGGTCGGAGGGTCACCAGCCCCTGGGCAAGATCGCTGAGCGCTACGGAATTTCGCATCAGAAAATCACCGCACATGCGCGGCGGGAGGGCTGGTCGCCGCGTGGAGGCAGAAAGCGTCCGCGTTCTTCCGGTGGCGATGCTGATTCGACTGCGTCAGCCCGCAGCGAGGACAACCAGCCAACGTCCATGGTTCCAGTCAGAACGTCAAAAACGCGTGGCGCGGCGCGGCGGGCAATGGCGGAGAGGTTGTTTGAAGCGATGGAAAACAAACTGAGCGCGATCGAAGCAAGAATGGCTGCAGGCGGTGACAACACCGCAGTTGATAGCGAACGCACGACGCGGACGTTGAACACATTGGTCAGGAGCCTTGAAAAGCTATCTGACTATGAGGGCAAGATTACCGGCAGGAGTGGACGCAAGAATGGCAAACGGCCGCGGTCAGGAGCCGATGCGGAGCGCCGCCGCCAGGAGCTTGCGGCGCGCATTCAAAGGTTGCTCCAGTGCCGATGAGCTTGCAACGCTTGTCGCCGGGCTATCTGAAGAAGACCTTTCGTTCCTGCTGGGTGACTGGCAGATTTGGGCGAGAGACGATCAACTTCCGCCTGTCTTGACGCCACTCGGCGCTGAATGGCGCGTATGGGTGATCCTCGGCGGTCGCGGCGCTGGCAAGACCCGGGCTGGTGCCGAATGGGTTAGGGCGAAGGCACTGGGTATCGCGCCGGTCGCATCGCAACCTGCAGCGCGCATAGCACTTGTGGGCGAAACGATTGGTGACGTGCGACGGGTTATGGTGGAAGGCGTTTCGGGACTTCTGGCCGTGCACAACGACCATGAGCGACCACGTTTTGAGGCATCCAAAGGTCAGGTCGTCTGGCCCAACGGAGCAGTAGCAGAAATATTCTCAGCAGAGAGTCCTGATGGCTTGCGCGGACCCCAATTCACCGCCGCATGGTGCGATGAGCTTTGCAAATGGCGCAATGCAGAGGCAACGTGGGACATGCTTCAGTTTGCTTTGCGCCTCGGCGAGGTGCCGCAGGCGGTGGTCACAACCACGCCGCGCCCGTTGCCACTTTTAAAGTCGATCTTGGCGGATGCCGCAACGGTGGTAACGCGAGCGGCAACATCTGACAATGCCGACAACCTGGCACCGTCATTCGTCGTTGAAATGCAACGCCGCTACCAGGGTTCGCTGCTCGGTCGCCAGGAACTGGACGGCGAGATTATAGAAAACTTTGCAGGCGGCCTTTGGCGGCGCGATTGGATTGAGGATCAGCGCATCGATGAAGCGCCCGAATTGAAGACCATAGTTGTGGCGGTCGATCCGCCTGTGACCGCGACGGCGCAGTCTGATGCGTGCGGGATCGTCGTAGCCGGGCGTGGCGAGGATGGGCGCGTGTATGTGATTGACGACAGGACATTGCAGGGGCGCGAACCGAATGTGTGGGCGCGCGCGGCGCGGGCTGCCTATCGTGATCACAACGCAGATCGCGTGGTGGCTGAGGTCAATCAAGGCGGTGATCTTGTCGTGACGGTGCTCAAGCAAATCGATGCGGCAATGCCGGTCAGGACGGTTCGGGCAACACGCGGCAAGTGGCTTCGCGCCGAACCGGTAGCTGCACTCTATGCAGAGGGGCGGGTGGTGCATGTTGGCCGGTTCAACGAACTTGAAGAACAGCTCTGTGCGTTCGGGACCGATGGACGTGTGGGTGGGCGCAGCCCGGATAGGCTTGATGCACTTGTCTGGGCGGTAACGGATCTGCTCATCGATCCACCACCTCCTTTGCGACCTCCGCCAAGGCCCTGGATACGCCGTCTGTAATGCAGGGTACGACGATCGCTTTCGGTGCTAGAGCATTTTCCGACGAAGTGGCCGCCGGTTCGTCGCAGAAAATGCGACCAAACCAAAAAGCTAGAGCGCCGGTCCGATGAAATCGGATCGGAATGGGCTCTGTGAGGCGCAAACGCGAGACGCTTTTGCACGCCACATGTGAGAGCATTCAGCCTTGAATGGCAGGCCGAGAAAAACTGCAAATCCGTTGTACTTCGCCAACTATAAGGACGATATGTATGTCGCGCATGACTAACGCACTGGAACGGTTGTTGCCGCGGCGGACCAGAAGCGACCTGGCCACGAAGGCGAGCAAAGCCCATCGCCTGGTTGCTGTGGAGCAATTGGGACAACCAGTGTGGACGCCACGCGATTATGCAGCGTTCGCGCGTGAAGGTTTCATGCAAAACGCAATCGTCTATCGGTCGGTGCGAATGGTGGCAGAGGCAGCCGCTTCGATACCACTGTTGCTATATGAAGGCACGAGCGAGGTCGAAACACACCCTTTTCTCGATCTCATTTCGCGCCCGAGCCTCGACAATACGAGCGCCGATTTTTTTGAAAGCTGGTACGGGTACCTGTTGGTTGCCGGTAACGCATATGTAGAGGCGGTCGGTGTCGACGGCGTGTTGCGCGAGTTGCACGCGTTGCGCCCTGACCGGATGAAAGTGATTCCGGGAAGTGATGGCTGGCCGGATGGCTTTGAATACAGTGTGGGCGGTCGCGCGGTAAGGCTGCAGGGTGAAGTGGTCGACGGTGTGCGTGCGGTGCTTCACGTGCGTCTTTTTCATCCTGCCAACGATCACTACGGCATGAGTCCGATTGAAGCTGCTGCGGCGGCAATCGATATTCACAACCAAGCGGCAAAGTGGAACAAGGCACTGCTCGACAACTCCGCAAGGCCGTCTGGAGCGCTTGTCTATGCTTCGCGAGAAGGGCAACTGACCGAGGAGCAATTCCAGCGTTTGAAGGATGAACTCGAGATCGGTTTTCAAGGTACGCGCAGGGCCGGACGCCCTATGCTGCTGGAAGGCGGACTCGACTGGAAACAACTGAGCCTTAGCCCGAAGGACATGGATTTCGTTGAGGCCAAAAATGGTGCGGCCAGAGAAATCGCACTTGCGCTTGGCGTGCCGCCGATGTTGCTGGGTATTCCAGGTGACAACACCTATTCGAACTATCAAGAGGCTAGCCGTTCATTCTGGCGCCAGACCGTCTTGCCGCTTGTGACTCGGACGGCAAAGGCGATGTCCGCATGGCTTTCACCCGCATGGGGTGGTGGGCTGGAATTGCGACCAGATTTGGATCAGGTAGAGGCACTGTCTGGTGAACGTGATCAGCTCTGGCGAAGACTTGAACGGGCAACTTTCCTGACGCCGGATGAAAAGCGCGCCGCAGCAGGATATGGGCCGTTGCATGCCGACGAGATTGCCGCGGCTGAAAGCGCGAATTCCGTTGCCGGTCATGCAGCCGAGTAATGCGGAAAAATCCGGTTTTGTGCTTGCGGTCTGAACCGCTGTAGTCGGTTGCGCAAGTTGTTGGGTTGGAAAAAATGACGGTTCGGTTGAAAGGTTTGCTGATGGCAGATCACGATGACGCATGCGTGCGAAGAGGTGCCGAGGCGAAATTCATGCCGCTTGACTTGAAGAGCGTTGATGATGATGGCGCCTTTGCTGGATATGCCAGCCTTTTTGGTCGCGAAGACCTGAGCCGGGACGTGGTGTTGCGCGGTGCATTCACTGAAACCTTGGAAAAACGAGGCGCGCATGGTGTCAGGATGTTGTTCCAGCACGATCCGTCCCAGCCCATCGGGGTTTGGCATGAGATCAAGCAGGATTCCAAGGGTCTTCTTGCACGTGGTCGGCTGATGAAAGATGTCGAGAAGGCGCGAGAGGTGCTTTCACTCATGCGAGCGGGTGCGCTTGATGGCCTGTCGATCGGGTTCAAGGCCGTGAAGGCGCGACGCGATCCCAGGTCCGGCATCCGCTGGCTGGAGAAAATCGATCTTTGGGAAATTTCCGTTGTGACGTTTCCAATGTTGCCGGACGCACGCGTGAGCGGTTTCAAGCCAATGCCGTTCGCTGGCGAGGTGCCCACGGAACGAGAATTTGAACGCTGGCTCACGCGGGATGCTGGGCTCACGCGGTCACAAGCTCGCGCATTGATGCGTGAGGGTATGAAAGGTCTCCAAGCTCTGCGGGACGCGGGTGGAGGGCTAGGTGCGAACGTCAACCTGGCAACGCGGATACGTGAAGCCACGAGCCGTCTTCAGCGTAGCGTTCGCTGACGCAATCCCGAAACCATTGCAAATAGGAGAGCAGATTCATGACCGAAGTGACGGACCATGAAGTGAAGTCGGCTGGCGGTGATGTGGCACAAGCCTTCGATGAGTTCATGCGCGCATTCGAAGATTTCAAGGAGACCAACGA